CGTAATAAGTTGTTCCAGCAGTTAATCCAGCAGGTAATGTCCCTGTTCCTGCTCCACCTGTTGATGAGTTGACAACACTAAATTTGACAGGATCACCAGCTTTAAGATTTAAATAAGTTTCAATAATTATTGTCTCAGTACCAATAGTTACATCTGAAGGACTAAAAGTTCCTGTTGTTCCTGCTGGTGTGTAATAAAGAGCACCTGATGTGCCAGATAAACATGTAACGGCCATGAGGCTGCTTGTGAATTTATCTATAGATTAGCGTGTTATTACTTAACTTAAAACTGTTGCGACAAATGAGGTGTCAATCGTACTCATGAACAAAGGCGAATCTTCAATTGTAGAAAAACTTGGACCTTCTATTATTCCAACCCTAAAATAAGTCCCTGTTGTACCTTTTGTCCCATTATTTAAAGTTTCTAATACATCAACAGCAGTATTTACTAAAATTTGATTTCTTGCTGGCCCTTTCCCTTTTTCAGTAAAAACTCTAATAATTATTGCTCCTTGAGCGTTGTCAACACTAGAACTTAACGTGGGTTCATTTGTTATCCCAAAAGTTACATTTACCCTTACGTATTCAGTCGTACTGTTAGCTGGTGCAGCTGTAATATTGTCAAAAAATACAGGGACCGCAGGATCTAACGCTCCAAAAGCAGTCAATAATGGGTTTTCTACTTGTGCTCGAATAGATTGATAATTCATGCTTTAAATCCAGTTCTAATACCACGAACCATAGCTTTTTGCATTGCACCTCCTTTAAGATAAGTCCTATACCAATCTAACTCTGCTGTAATTCTTGAGTTACCTGCAATACTTTTTCCTTGTTTAGGAGCACCACCACTTATATCTCCTCTCAAAGTCGTTCTACTTGTATCTCTCGTTCCCTTTTTAACAACTTTTCCCTTTGGATTCTCTCTTTTATCTTTTCGAGGGAAATTAGGAGGAGTAAACTTTCCTTCTTCTAGATCTAAAGCGTATGGTGCATAAGGTTGTATATTTTCTAATTTAAACTTTTTAACTCTTCTCATCTCAGCAAGAGTCGTTGATAAATTCGGAACATCATTAATTGTGTAAGGATAAGTCCCACCAGCCCAACCAGAAGCACCTTTACCAATAGGAACAGCTATCCAACTATCTTTAAATGTTCCATCCCACTCTGGTCCTTTTTCCGCTAAATCATTCATTACTTCTACAGCCGTATGTCTTGCTAATTCATTTACAGTTTCCAAAAGATCACGACTCATCTTTTTAAGCTGTTTTCCTGTCGATACCATTACTGTGGCCTCACTATCAATGTATGAAATATAGGATTATCTCCTCTTTTTGTTTGAACATTAATAATTTTTCCTTCCCTAGTAGCTCCTGCTTGTGGGTATTGAACACGATCTGCTTCAGTAGGATAATAATCTCCTAATTCCTCTGCCCCAATAACAATTCTTAAATCAGTTGTTTGATATAACCCTTCATCTTCACTTGAACTAATATTTAAAATTACTCCCTTAACACTTACATTTGTATCTGATCCAGTGACAGCACCTGTTGTTGGATTGTATGTCCTTGGAGTTGTACTTTTAACAAAAGTCAACGTCTGACCCCATGTATTTAAAATACTTGCTGGTACTTTGCCAAATACATCATCAATTTTTGCCATGATTAACCTCTAGTTACCCGAACTTGATAGCCGCCAGCTCCACCAAGACAATAAGCACCAAGATAGGACTGAAGCCAAGGATAAACGTCAAAAACATTGTTCACATTGCCAGTAGCAAGACTAGCTTCGTTGTATTTCACCTTTAATTCACCCATTTCTACTTCTTTTGCAACACCTTCTGTGCCACTATTCCCAGTCATTGCATCCGTATCATTAGCTAACGCTCTCGCTAATTCATATTGTGCATACTTAATTTTCGCAGGAATTAATGTACAGACAAGTTCAACATCATCTACTTCAAAGTTATTTCTAGGCCATTTTAATGCTTGGCCTTGATCACATCGATCACCATAAAAATTCAAACTATCGATCCAACGACATGCAGAAATTAATGCCCGATTTTTTTGATCATCTGTTTTATTTGTCCACGTTGAATCATCAGGAGAAGTTTCAAAATAACTATTGGCCTCTGCCAATGTCACATAGCTATTGGAGCTTTCTCCTTTCAAAGTGGCGTGAATAGTTGCTGCCACGCTTATCTCTCAAACATTGTTCTTATTGTAGCGTCATAAAAAACCCCCACCAAATAAATGGTGAGGGTTGACTCCATTCCCTATTGATTTAATTATAAATCAAGAAATGTTAGTTACATCTAAAGGTGTGTTAACTGTGATCTGAACCATAGGAATCAAATCAATGTCATAAGTAGCAGACCACTTGTTAGCAGTAGCTAAATTTGCATTGGTTGGGTTGTCACCAGCATCTACCCACTTAGTACCCATTACGTGATACGCAGTGTGATAGTCAACAGAAAGTACATTCTGCTTACTTAAGATGTTGCGATCAGCTTCAATTCTTAAATCCTGCTGAACACCTTCCATAATTGTGCCACTCTTGAGAAGATAGCAGTAGTACTCAGTCTGATGACCTGAAGAACCAGGAGCAACAGTGTTAACAGCTTCATCAACGATGACTTTACAGCCAGCAAATTGACCAACCTCTTTAGCACCGATGCCAACGCCACCGCCACCCCAAGTCACAGCTCCAGATGCTGAGAGTGCTGCGGTAGAGAATGTCAGCATTCCTACCTGATATAGGTAGTAAGCAACTGCTGGATGAACAACCAAAATATCTGGCTCTTCACCACGCTCACCCAACTTATTACGAGCTTGGGCAATAGTAGAAGCTGTTAAGAAGTTTGCTTCAACAGCACTAGTACCAGCTTTTGCTACATCAAGTGCGTTACCACTAAGAGCAGTACCAAATAAACCAGCAAGCTGTGAAAACAAACGAGCGTTGTTTAACTTGTTGATTGCATCAGCTAACTGATTACGGATAGCCAACATTGGATCTTCGCCAGCAGCTAAAATCGCAATGTCGTCAACAGCGTATGCAAAACCTCTGTGAACGATAGAAGCAATTTGTGTTGCTGTACCGATCTTCTGTGGAGTTAAATATCCAGCAGTTGAGGTTCCCCAGTTAGCCGCCCCAGTCATAACCTCTTCGGTTGGTGCTACAGGGTTGAACTCAGGAACTTGGATGCGTGTACCGCCTTCTTTAGCATCTAGGAAACTGTTTCTTACAACAGCTCCACTTTTTACAAATTGGCTACGCTCTTTAATTGCCTCTTGGACATAGCGAGCCAAATTATTTCTTTTTACGATGTCTGCTAAGAGAACACCGCCAGAGTAATTCTGAAAAGGAGCAGCCATGTGGCCTCTTTAAAATTTACGGTTTACTTTGCCTAAGTCACGGACTTAGAAATAACATCATCAAATCACGGATTCTTAGATGTTACTGAGATGCCTCTTTTTGCAGCACGGCTGCTAAATCAGGGTCTTGATTGGATAATAACATTTGTTGCGTAAGATTGCCCGTTTTCCAAGGGTTATCTTGTCCAGGAGCGACATTAGATGTAGGGCTTGGTTTTGTACCCATACCAGCAGAACTGCTCGCTTTAAAATGATGTTCCCATCCACTCCCAGGGTTCTTTAAATTATTAACGTAAGTACCTAAATCTTGTTCAACTCCACCATTTAAAATAACAGTTTTACCATCACTGCTCTTTTGTAATTTGTCTTGCAATAATGCCAAAGTTTGACCAGCATTAATTGCTCCAGCATTACTTAAAGCAGATAAAGCTGTCGTACGTGTCGCAGCATTTTCCGTAGAACGCTTTAATTCTTCAATTTGAGTCTTTAACGTACTAATTTCTTGATCTTTTTCTTGGGCTGTCTTATTAGCATCCTCCCAAAGAGGTTTATACATCCCTTGATCTTCTAATGCCTTTTTACGATCATCGTAATACTCACCTATTTTACTTTTAGCGTTTTGAAACGCTTTTTCTTTTTCCGCAAGCTGTCCTTTTAATGCTTCAAATTCAGACAAAGGAACAGTAGGAACTTCAGGTGTAGCAGGAGCTTTGGGAGTTTCAGAAGCAGTCACGGACTGTTCTTCAGGAGCCACGGACTCCTGCTGAATTACTCTTTCTTCCATATTTAAGTTGTTGTTTTAGGGGTAGTAGTAGCAGGTTTAGGAGTTGCTTTCGCTTTTGGAGCTGGTTTTGGTGGACAAGCAGGAGGATTTAATTCCTCAAACCTCATTTTTTCAACGGGCATAGATTTTAATGCACTTAATTATTATTCTAGTCTATTAATTCTTTTCAGCTTCGTTTGCGTTAGGTAAAACCTCACCCTGCACTAAAATATCTCTAAACTCCTCCCTATCTATAACTTGTTGATCAAATAATGAAGTTAAAGCTGTTATATCTTGACCAATTAACCTATCAATATCAAAATCACGACTAATTTTGACTTCTGGTGGCTCAATTCCTAAATAATCAGCCGATAAATTAAACGCTTTTTGCATCTTCTGCTCCAAATCCAAAGAAACCATCGAAAGCATTGAATTTGTATCTACACGGTCTAAACGTCTTGCATCTGCTGATTCTGCAACAAATTTTTGCTGTGAAAGTGTACTAATTCCTAAAGTTGCCATTTGTAACTGTAATTCTTGTATTTCTGCGGCTTGAGCTTCAAATGCACTAGCGGCTGGCTCTACATAGTAGATTTTATTTCCTGGCTGAGTTGCCATTGCATAGTTAACACTAATCGCCATATCCTTTGTTTGATCATCCCATCCCTCCATTACTAATAAAGGCTGTGAAGCAACGTGCAAACTATGAATCAAGTCAGCTTGACGTTGGAAATGTGCCAAATTCAAATAAGCAATATCTAATAACGGTGGTTTGCTTGTCATAGTGTCTGTTTTCCCTGCATAAACAGTCACTAAAGGTATTTCACCAAGTGAAAAATCACCTGATTCGACTAATTCATAGTCCTTTTCATCAGATGGAGAGTCAAAATTACCTGCAAAACTCTCATCTTGCGTATACATATCCTTCGTAGTCTCTTTTCTTCTATAAATCTTGTATTCTCCTGGCTCAATCACTCTGATTTGATCGTAAAC